TAGTATTACAAGTTGACCCGGCGCTAGTTATTGTTTGATTTGCGCTGCCAACAAAAAATATACTTGGCAATGACGTAATTCTGGAAGAGGGTAAAAAGTTCTCGTATATGCTTATGCTCTGTGTTGAAAAAGAAAATGAAAAAGTGGTTGTTGTCCTTGCAGAAGCATTAAATGTTCCAACAAACACATCTGCCCCCACTTGAATTGTGTTCGCAGCTCCAGCTTCATTAAAAATAATGGTGTCTTGTGCAAGGGGTAAATTAATGCTGCCCCCCGGGCTTCCACCAGAACTTGTAGCCCAACCTCTGTGCCAACTCACAGTACCAGCTAGATTCCAATATACGGTTTTTGCCGCCGAGAAAGTTATACCCAAATTGTTTCCATTGTTGCCAATGCTGGTTCCGCCTGCTCCTGCGGCGGCTCCACCAAGCTGAATATCTCTAAAATCCGCAGCAAAAAATGAGGCAGATGCTGCATTTATAGATATTCTTGTGTGTTCGGTGGCAGAATTTACTGTTGTTCTGTTTTCTCTATGTGAACCAGTATTACTTGCGGTAAAAATTCCGTTAACTGTAGTTGTGGCATTAAATGTAAATGTCGATCTTATAAAAACATTAAATGATGAAATGCACCTTAGCGTTAAATTATTAAATGTGTTTGCACCAGTAACTGCAACAGTTGCTGGATTGCCCTGTAAAATTACGTTGTTGTATGTAAAGCCACCAAACGCAAACGTGGCATTAAAACTCCGAGATGACGTTATCGTCGATGTTCCGGCATCAAATGTAAAATTTAAAGGGTTAAATGTAAGAGGGGTGCTGGAAGCGCCAACAATCGTTACTGTACTTGAGCGCAAATACATCGCTCTTATGTTTGTATTGTTTGAAGTTAATATGTCAACAGTTACAGCAAAACCCCTTGTATCAAAAGTTCCATTGGTTAATACTAATCCTGTAACAACATTTGTGTTTGTAAAAGCATCATTAAGCTGAACAGTACCACCAAAAGAATCAATATTAATCGGCATCGTAAATGATTTACCTGCCGAAGTTATGCTTTGAACGCCTCCGCCCCTAAATATAAAAGACTGGGTTCCGCTATAAGATGTACCAGACCCGTTAATTATGCTTCCATAAATATTTTGCGGACTAGAGGTAGCTGCGATAGTCATTGCAAGAGTTCTTGCTGACATATTAATTGTGCCAATGAATGTCGTATTTAATATAATCGATGCAGATGCATTAAGCCCTGTATTTACAATTACAGCGGTATCTTGCGGAAGAGGGAAAAAAATGGCGTTAGCAGTCCCGCCTATTGTGCCGCTAAAGTTGTTTCCAGTAGCCCAACTGCCACCAGCAGCCGTAACCCAATAAACAGTTCTTGCTGGGCTAGAAATTACTCCAGAGCATCCTCCAAGAGTACCGACTCTTGTTCCGCTGACTGATCCAGCCGTGCCAGCTATTACGGTGTCTTGAAAAGTTGTATCTGCAACGCTTACCGGGCCATTAAGAATAAGACGGAATTGCATTCCGGTGTCATTTGAGCTAATACGACATTTTGTTGGGCCTGTTAGCCCTGTTGATGTAAATGTGCCGTTTACAGTTTGAGGATCAGAAAAAGATAAAGTACCGCCACCTGAAAAAGTTAGATTATTAAATGTGTTTGCTCCATAAACAGAACTAAACCCGCCAGCAAATGTTACATTATTAAATGTTAGACCATTGTCTCCACCACTTGAATTGCCTGCAAAAAGGTTGACAGTGCCGCTAAAATTTATTGTTGATGTGCCAGCGTTAAATGTCAAATTTGTTTTTGTGGTTGCACTAAAATTATTATTGCTTATGCTTACCGTGCTTGAACCAAGAGAAAGGCTCCTTGTGGCAGAGCCTGAAATAAATAGCTCCCCACCTGTAATGGTGACATTGTAATTTCCCGTTGCAAGAGAACCGGCAGTAAGAGTTACTGTATTTCCGGTACTCAACGCCGACCCAAGCGTCCACCCGCCTCCAACACCGTTGAAGGTAACTGATTGAAGCGGCACTCCGTTTGTGGTGATTGTTCTTCCGGTGGTAGTGGAAGAAAATGTAACAACTCCAACAACAGACCAACCTGTTGCGGTGCGAAGCGACATAGAGCCTCGCACGTTGAGTGTTGGACTGGTTCCAGTGGTAAATGATACGTTTACACCCGTTACGTTAATGTCAAGACAAGCCAATGACCCCGTCATCGTGATGGTGTATGGGCCTGCCTGAGCAAAAAAAACAGAGTCGGCCACCGTTGGAACAGATGCGCCAACGGTTGCGGCAGACATAGTTTGTGACGCAAATGTGCCCCCAATACTGACCGTCCATGAGTTGCCAGACCCCCCTGTGATTGTTCCAAGGCTGACATAGGTACTTGAGCGAACCGTCATGCCAATCACTAGGGCTGGCGATCCGGTGGTTGTCAGGGCTGTGCCGGTGCAAGATGCCGTAAAAGACAACGCAGCCGCCGCCGACCAGTTTGTGGTCGTCGTGGTATCCCAAGTTCCAGCTCCGCCAACCCAGTATCTGTCGGCCATGCGTTACTCCTGAGCGGGTTGCTCAAAAGGAGGAGGGTTTACGATTGCCAACCAGTTATTGAGCCGTTCATTTTTAAGGCCTTCAATTTCACTGGGCGAGTACACGCGATCTTCTGCAAGATGTAGTGCATCACGAAATACGCCATGAGGTGTGTCAAATTCAAAGTCAATTTTGATCATTTTTCTCTCCAATTTAAGTTTGAGTTGAGATTGCAACAACGTCCCACCTTGTGTTGGTAGAGTTGTAGATGCAGCCAACATATACCATTTTATTTGCCACCGTTGTGGTTGGCAAAGGAATACCAATCGCAAAATAAGTTCCGTCCCAGCTCAATGCTTGAGGGGTTCCGTTGTCCAGAATACGAATTGTCAGTCTATTGCCGTCAACAGGCGTTCCTGTTGGCGCTGCAATCGTCAATCCAGCGGCTAGGGCGGTAAGGTTGTACTGATCAAACGAAGAAATATCTGGCGTCAGCGTTGAGAGCGATGTTGCTGTTGATGTTCTGGGGTTAATCCGCTTGTTGGTGAACGTCTCCGCTCCCGCCAGTGACGCCAAGGTTCCGGTCGTTGGAAGGGTCACCGCTGTGTTGCCGGTGGCCGTAAAGCTCTGGGTGAATGACCCTGCATGGGTCACATTCCCGGCCATTGTGAGGGTGCTGGAGCCGTTATTGACGCCCGTGCCACCGTAGGTAGGCCCAATGACCGAAGCGTTCCATACGCCCGTTGTGATCGTGCCAATTGAGACAAGACTCGAAAGAGTTGTCACTGTTGAGCTGATCAATGTTCCTGACGTGGGAAGCGTGATGGAAGTTGCCCCAGTCAGCGTGACGCCCAAGTTAAAAGCCCCGCTGAAAGACAAGTTACCGCTCAGGGTGATGGTGTTGGAGCCGTTGTTGATTCCCGTCCCACCGTAAGTTGGGCCAATGACGGAGCCGTTCCATGTTCCAGCCGCAAGGGTTCCAACGCCTGTAATGCCGGTGTAAGACCCGCTCAGTCGAGCCACATCCAAAGTTCCCGATGTAACTTGCGTGGCGGAAATTGAAATGGCTGTGTCGGTCGATGAAGTGACTTGGCCGCTGGCGTTGGTCACAAATACTGGAACACTGGACGCCGAGCCTTTTGTGCCTGCCGTGCCCACAGGAGTGATGCTGAAGACCGTGCCCGTGAGGGTCAGGCCAGTGCCAGCAGAGTAAATCTGTGCAGAAGAAATCTGGGCAAACGTGATGTTGGTTGTGCCAAACGTGATGACGCCAGAAGTGTTGCAGGTATAGGTATCGCCTGCTGCAACCGTGCCTTGCTGCACAAAAACCGTAGAACCTTCGCTCAGTCCGGCTGCACTGTTGATGATGTAGGTGTCCGCATCAGAGGCGCGAGTCAGCACCCAATTGGTCGACCCAGAGCCTACGTTCGTCACCACATAGATGCCGTTCTGCGTCTGGTTGGTTTGCAGATAGATCAAAACACGGTCATTGACCGAAAGGGTCACGCCGTCCAATACCAAAGCGGCTTGTGTACCTGCATTAGTCAGCGTTGCCCCAACACCAGAAGCGCCGTTGTTGTAGGTTGCGGTCAGGGCAATTGTGGCCTCCACCCGCACTGGCTCGTGAAAATGAATGCCAGAGGCTATCAGACCGTCAACATACTGCTTGGTTGTCAGTTGCAGGGCAGATACGGGGTCTTGCGTGACCTCGACGGAGGTCAGGCCACCCAAGGTCAGGCCCGTAGCTCCCAACGCAATACTGGTCGTTCCAATCGTCACCGAACTATTGACCAGTGATGCGTTGGAAATGTTGGTCAGCGTGCTCGTTGAACCGCTGATGGACACGCCCGCAAGCGTTGTCAGAATCCCGCCAAGCGACACTGACCCTGAGCCAATGGTCACCGCGCTGTTGACCAAAGACGCGTTTGCAATGTTGCTTAAGGTGTTGAGCGAGCCATTAATTGTTGCTCCCGTCAACGTGATATTGGAAATTGCGCCGCCAGTAATACTGACGTTGTTGGAGTCCTGAGTGGCAATCGAACCCAACCCCAAGTTTGTCCTAGCCCCGGCCCCGTCAGTGGCTCCCGTTCCGCCGTTTGCAACTGCCAAAGTCCCACCTAAAGTAAGAGTTCCGCTGGTTGTAATGGGGCCACCAGAGAAAGTCAGGCCAGTTGTTCCGCCAGATGCGTTGACGCTTGACACGAGGGCGGCAGTGCCAGCTTCGGAGGCAAGCAAAAACACAACCCCAGCGCTGTTCTTGGCGTAAAGCTTCTTGTCAAAAAGATTGAGCGCCAGTTCTCCATTCGCAAGGTTGCCAGCGGTGGGTGCGGCGCTTGCGGTGGTCGAATGGTATAGCTGTAGTGGGGTAAAGCCTGTTTGGGCCATCTAGCGCCTCTCTGTCAATCTGGGCCGTACAAGCCGCCGTAATCTGGGGCTGGTGTGTCCAGATCATTCAGAGGCGCATCGGGTCTTGGAAAACGAATGGTGATTTTCTCTGTTTTCCGGGCTGGCAGGCGGTACGGGTCTAGCTGGTCAGCACAGCCTTCATTGCACACCCGAAGTCCGGGAAAATTTGGGTCGTTGCGCATCACAGCGTGCGGCCGCTTCATTTTGCAGCGGTCGCATACTGCAATTGCAATGTCCGAATAGCCCTCGGTGTCCAAAAAGATGGCCATGGGTCACCTCGTGTAGACGGAAATGTTTGGTGCAAAATAGATCGGCGACTTGTCGCGCTCTTCCTCTTCGGCTATGCCAAGGTACTTTTCGGCCTGCCCCTCAAGATAGGCAACGCGAGCCATGTCCACGCCGGGCAGCTCTAGGCTCATCCGGTGAGACAGCATCATCAACACGGCCTCGTACCAGCGCTGCGGGATCTCCAGCTCGCCGTACAGGTCGCCCACGTCCATGATCTGGCGCGAGTACCAAACAGTCATCTGGTAGAAGGCGTTCTGAGGTGTTGGCCAGAGCACGATCTCGCTTTGGGGGATGGTGCGATTGAACCAAAACTGAAACGGCTGGTTGGCCGTAAAGTTTTTGTTTGGCAGGTTGGTGTAGTCGTCACGGTTCAGGCGCGACATCGTAATCTCGGTGCTGTTGTTGCCCAAGTACCACTCACGCAAACTCAGCGTCGTGCCACCATATGCGCGAATGCGGTAGTAGGGCACGGTCTGGCCATTTGCGATGTCAGTCCAAACCCACTCGTTATTGGTCACCGCAATAGAGCCAAGGTCAACCAGAGTCGACCAAGTCACGCCATCTTGCGAGTATTCATAGATGATCGACCAAGTGCCGCTGGCCGCTGGCAAAAAACCAATCGAGCCAATAAAAATGGGGTTTGACGCTCCGTAATTGACCGAGATATTGCCGTTGGGCGTGGTCTGCGTGCAAATAGTGTCCACGTCGCCGTCATAGACGTTGCCAAGCGTGCCGCCAGCCGAGGTGGTGTATGACCCGTCAGGGCGGTTCATCCAGCGGTACAGGGCATTGAGCACGTCGTTGCCGCCAAGGGGCAGCAAGTACGTTGCCCGGTCAGGAGTAAAGCCGTAAACCTTTTTGTCAATGGCCCAATACTGGATGCCAATGTTGATCAGGTTGGACAGCAGAAAAAACAGCGACTCGCGGGCGCTCAGGACCTGCTCGGAGGTCAGCTCTTCAGCCAACTTCCCGCAGCGACGTGCGCCGTGATCAATCAGCGTTTGGACCGTTATAACGGTAGTGCCTACAGAGCCTGAATATGCCATGTTGTTTCCTTACCAGCCGGGACAGTTCCAACGCTGCATAGATGCGCGAGAGCGGCTGCCCTTTTCGCTTTTCTCTGCCACAGGCCCCATTCTCGCGCAGAAAGAGTCCTTGCGCGGGCCTCCTTGGGGCTGTGGAGCCTTTAAATTAGACCCGGTCTCACGGTTGTACTTGGCGCGGCCTTTGGCTGTCAGGCCAGCGCCCTTGTCGGCAGGAAGCTTCTCGCCACGACCAACTGCAAGGTTGACTTGTTTTTTGGTCATTTTATTTTGGCTGTCTTAGCCGACTGCTTAAAGTCTTTAGCCGTTGGAGCGCCTGCGCTACCCGGCTTGCGCATGCGCTCGCCAGAGCCTTCAGCGATTCTCTGACGTTTTGCATTGATATTTTCATACAAGCCACCTCCTTTGAATTTTTTACCCTCATCTGCCTTGGCAAACTCTTTGCCAACCTTTTGAGAGATGCCCACTTTTTTGGCGAACGCAGGGTTATGTGCGACCGCCTGCATCAAGTTATGCTGGGAAGATGATTTGCTTGGCATGATCAGCCGCAGAAAATAGTCACTCCCGCACCAGCGGGCAATGTGACGTGAATGTCTGTGTTGAAACGGATGCCGTTGCCGGGGATAAGCGTGGCAATAACAGCAGTGTTGGTCGTAATATTCACGCGCAATCGTTCTGTGCCGCCAGAACCGCCGTCGCGGAATACGATTTCACCAGCAACCCCACCAGAGGCAAGCTGATAGCCAGCAAGGTTTGTTGCGCCAGCGTAAATTGTGCCAGTTGCGTCATTATGTTCCGCAAATACATTCGTCAATGTTGACATCTAAATCTCCAATTAAAAGCAGGGGCCGAAGCCCCTACCTTGTTTTAGCACGTCACCGATCCACCACGCTTTTTGGCAGGTGTCACAGTGACTGATTCTTTGGTCTTCGTCACGCTGTCAGCTTTGGGAGCCGAAGAGAACAGGTCTTTGGCCGCGCTCTTCACTTTACCCATCACCTTACCGGGGAAGCCACGGATTGACTTGGCCATAGCCATATCGTCATCGCTTGGGCCGATGGATTTGTCATAAGCGCCTTTAGATGCGTCGGTCAGGCCGCCCTCGGCTTTCTTCACTTCGCCACCTTTTTTGAAAGTGCCAGACAGTTCGTTGATGCTTACCGGAGCCGAAGGCTTTTTACGGCCTTGCGGCATCGCGACGGGGCGACCTGAATTAACAGTTCCCCCCGCCGCGTAGGCTTTTTTTGCTGAACCGCCCTTCTTGTAAGCGCCGTCCATCATGCCGCCGTCCATCATGCCGTCACCAGCCATGCCGCCGTCCATCATGCCTTTAATTTTGCCGCCTTTTTTGTAGCCGCCAGCATTGGATTTTGCGACGCCACCAGTAGCGTAGCCGCCTTGGCCTTTGACAACGCCGCCTGTTTTAAAGCCGCCTTGACCATTGACCACACCACCAGTTTTCAGGCCTTTATGGCCCTTGCTGGCAGGCTTCGACTCGTGAGACTTCAGCTCTTTTTCAAGACCCTTCATCTTTGACATCTCGCCTTTGTGCGCTGCTTTAGATTCCATCTCTGCTTTGCCGCCTTTTTTCATGGCGGGCATGGGAGAGGGAGCGGGCATTGCGGGCTGCATTGAAGCCGCGCCGCCAACAGGACCAGCAGGTCCAGCACCAGCAGGCATGCCCTTCATGGCGCGGCGACGCATGGCCAGCGAAGGCTTCATCGGTGCGCGACCCATTGGCATACCGCCACGGGCAGGCATTGCAGGGGGCATAGCGCCAGCAGCGCTCATGGGCGAACCCATCATGCCACCGTCAGCCTTTTTGACCACCTTGCCGCCTTTTTTGAGCTTCAGTTCAACTGAAGGCTCAGTGGTCTCCATTTTGACCATTGGTTTGAATTGACCCATGACGCGCTCCTTTAAGCTTGCGTTACGCCAAGAGCACCAACGCGAGTTGCGTTAGGGCCGACGGCGATTGCTGGCAACAAAATGCCCATTACTGTGCGAACGATGCCGTTCGACGCAGTGGCGGGGACGTATGTACCGCGCACATCACCAGTTGTGGTGGTTGCGGTTGCGGTGTCAGCGGCCACAAAAGTGCCAGCGTCTTGCGCCAATGTGTTGTTGCTCTTGACGCTTGCCACATAAGCAATGTTTGCTACGCGAACTGGGATACCCAGCACGTTGGTTGTGCCAACAGTCAGAGCAGTG